CAACATTCCAACCCAAAACCTTTAGTGTAGTGGTGTCTCCAGTGAAACCAAATGCTATTCCGTGGTGTCCAAAATGATCACTGACCAACGCACGACCGTTTGTAGTTCCAACAGCCGTAATGCTGCCACCAATACGAGGTTTGCAAACCGCAAAGTACGAGCGACCCGCTGTAAGCCCCAACCGCCCAAGAGACAGCCCTTCGTAACCTAAACTTCTCCACTGGGCTACAGTTACTCCGGTTGTGGGTTCATACAAATCGGAACCGTTTTCGTTTACAGGACGAACCACCAAAGACGGGTGTGTGTTTACCGCCTCGTATTTGAATCGTGGTGTCAGCCACACATCCGAAGAGACAGTAGCGTGAGAAAATGTGTATCCAGTAACAAGACTCTGCCAAGAGTTTACACCAAACGCCAAGCCAGCAGTTTCACCCAAATCACTGCGGTTTGCAGTGACTCCAGTGCTGGTGTTTCCACGAACATTGTAGCCACTCAACCACACTTGTAGGGTAGCACCCTTCACCTGATTAGGTAAGAAGTAGCCGTTGCGTAGATCATTGAATGTGCGTGGAGCATACGGTGTGTATCGTCCAACAACAGGAGTCTCGAAAGTAGTTTCCTGTGATGATGAAGACAGTGCGTTGTCAATTGCTTTCTTCACCAAGATGGAACCAAACATCTTCATTCCAGAAGGGTGAACAATACGCTTAAGCACATCAAAGTAGGTTTTCAGTGAAATTGCGCTCTTCAGTTCATACGAAAACTCTTGGTAGTAGTTTCCGTCCTGCACGTACTTGTTGCTCGACACCTTGCCACGATTTCCTGAAAAGTATCCTGGATAATAGGTAATGGCACTGCGAAGAGCAATGACTTTTGCGGTTCGACCACCACTGTTGCTAATCACGCTAGCAATAACATCGGAGCCGTAGTTCACACCCGAGTTGATAATACCAATTTTCTTGATACTACCTGCCAAACCAGTTTGCTCTACTCGCGCAACAAATCCAGTTCCTGCTGTGGTTACAACAGAAACATTGTCACCAATCTGATAGCCTTCACCTGGAAGTTCAACAAAGAACTCACCAAGCACACTATACGCAATTTCAGAGTACTCCACAGAACCTTTGCTCAATGTTACATCACGATTGGGAACAAAGTCTCCGTTTAAATCCTTGATGAAATACTCGGTGATGAGCAGTCCGTTAAACGAGTACTGCACAACAGAGTCAATTTCAGCAGACGCCAATACATTTCTTCCCGAGTCGTACTGAACGATTGTTCCGTTCTTTACATTGAACAGATTTGATCCATTAACGGAGGTTGTCTTGATAGAAATTGGTTCTGTCCACTGTCCATCAGACGCTTTAAGGATATCAGTCTTAGGTAGTACAACTCCAAGTCGCTGTCATATAGCACCTTGAACAAGAACTTGTATGAGTTTTCTGTACCCTTGTTGCCGTAGAAGTCTCTGATTTTTTTCAGAAGAGTTTTCTTGTTGGGCTTGTTACCCAATGAATCTGTGGCAAGCAGAGTAGGAAACGATGCAAGGTATGTGTTTGTAAAGTGTGAATAGAACTCATCCACATTTTGATCCACATCGGAAACTGTGTCCAGTTTACCAAGCACATAACCAGAATTTCCACGCTGGTCCAACCATTCGTAATACGCTTTCACGAATAAAACTAATTTACGATAGTCTGCACGAACAAAAGACGGGAACTGCTGCTCTATGAATGGAGAAAAGATGTCCTCTAAAGACTCTACGCTAGTGTTTAGAATTATGCTATTAGCGTTTACCATTTTTAATATCCACCACCACCACCGCTGCTACTACCACCGCTACCACTGCTGCTACTACCACCGCTACCACTGCTGCTACTACCACCGCTACCACTGCTGCTACTACCACTGCTGCTACTACCACTGCCAGTGCTTCTGAAATATGTTGGAGTACTACTTCCGCCTGTGGAATGCACTGCTGTATTTGAATTAGCAGTCAAAGATTGTTTGCGGTCTGTTTGTGTAGTTAGTGAAATTGATACAGAATCTGAATACCCTCTACTTATTCTTAGTATCTTGTTTTCAAATACAAAGAGGTCTAAATTGTCAGGCTGAACGGTAACACTGAAAAATACACTTGAAGTAATTGGAGCGAATCGTGTATTGAAGGACACAACACCTTCGGAATACTTAATCACTCCAATGTTTGGATACACTAATCGAATACCACCGTTTATTTCGTATTTGATTAAATCAATCTTGCCGTACCCATTGTCCACTGCTGAAACACCTGTATATGTTACACCATCTGATCCAACATGAGAGAATTCTGTAGTGCTTAAAACAGAACCGTGTCCGTCATGTGGGTGGTGTAATGGATTGTTGAAAGTGATTTGTATTCCTTTTCCTGCCACAAGTTTAGATAAGTTTACACTCTTACGCATTTTGATTTTTGTCTGATTGCCTAGTATGGACAAGTCTAAACCGTTTATTCCTTGAGTGAGTTTAGACAAGTATAAGTTTGAACCAAACCGTTCAAGATAGGTTGATGAGTAGTTGAAAATATACGCTACTATGAGTGCCTTGAGTGTACCAACAGATAAAGTTGTTGCTGTTGGATTGTATGTAATCAAAGAGTCCACTATAATGTCAATATTGTCTGGATCGACTATTTCAGGAATAATGCTTACAATAGAAGAGTTTTGTCGTAGAGAGCGAATCAGTGATGTTTTTTCGTCAGTGGTTAGAGCATTTCCACTCTGTGGCTTTACAGCAATAAACACTTTACCGTATTGAGGAGGATACACTGTTTCTCCACCGTATACCACAACGGAGTCAGTGTTTGGATACTCTTTGAAAACTTTCGCAGTGTAGTCGTCTTCTGTTACTGCACGGGACTGGGACTGATAGAAGCGTGGAGCAAGAAACTTTATGCGACTCGAATTTTCAGGACTAGACCCTCCAGAGGAAGCCGCAACTGTCTGTATTGATTGTAGTCCGGATATTGCAGTGGTGAATGACGAGATTCCGTTTGCTTCTTCTCCGTTTGTCTCCAAATACTCAATGGTGATAAGACTACCATCTGATGGACGAGATCCCATGAAGTTGTCGCCAAAGAACACCTCGTAAATACCCAATTCCTTTTCTTGAAGAAAGAACACCTTGGATGTAGAAGTAAGACTAATGTAGTTTGTGGTATAAGACCACACATCAGTAGAACCAGTGGTGTCTGTGGGTGACGCTTGGACACGTACGCGCACAGTAGAAGTGTCTGCTTTATTGTTTGGTATAGTGAGCAGTGTCCCGTTTTTACGATTACTGTCGTAAATGTAACTTATACGACGGAGTGTACCCTCGTATATCTTAATGTTCTCAAACTTTTCAGTGTTTCCGTTTGCGTAAACAGTGTCAACCAAAGAGAACCTGTATTGAGTTCCATCGCCTGCAACTCCAATAAATTCTGTTCCTCTGGACAAGTAGGTGTTGTTACTTGCCGCTGGAGCAGTAATGGTTAAGACCGCATTTGCTGCTCTGATAGAAGACGGGACATACCCCAATGTTTTTGCATGGGATACAACAGAACTACGCAGTGCAGCGGAGTCCAAGAACGCTTCATTTGCCACCATGTTGGCGTAAAAGGCTTGGTAGTGGGTGTTGTACGCAAGCACATCCAGTATGGTGCTCAAAACCGAGCCGTCAAAGTTGTAGTCTTTGAGTGTTGCTTGGGACGACAGATACGATTTCAGAGACGCTTTGACGTCTTGGAAATCCAATCCAAGCAGATTGAAACTGTCGCTTCTAGTAGCCATCTGTTACCGTATCCTTTCAAGGGTGACTGTTATCTTTTGAGACTCGTTCACCTCTAGCATTCCGTACTCTACATTTACTGTATAACTGTTTCCGTCTGCGTCAGAACTAACATCCACAAACAAAGTTCCAATTCTAGGCTCGTGCTTACGCAGAGTCTCAATCAAACGGTCACGGATTTCTAATGCAGTAATTTCGTCAATAGGCTCAAACAGCAAGTTTCGTAGTGACCCACCAATTCGTGGTTGAAACAGTCGTTCTCCAAATGATGTGCTTATAAGACTGCGAATGGACTGCCGCACCGCAGCAGAATTTGTAACCGTAAGCAAATCGCCAGTCTTGGGGTTGCGCGATAAACCAATCTCCACATCGGAGTACGAAGGGGTGTTACTGTTCGTGTTGACCAGTCTAACTGCCATTAGTCAAGTCTCCCGTTGGTTCGTCAGGTGAGCGTTTATGGTTTTACTGCTACTTTCTATGACCTGTTCCACCGAATGCTCCGAAATGCCGTCCTTCTCAATTTGATCTAGCCCGTCAGTAGAACACCACTGACAGCACACAAATCCCAAAGGCGTTACTCCGTCCATGCACCGCAACGGACTAACAGTAAAGAACAGTACATTATTTATCTCAAAACTTGAACGGAATGCGGACTCAGATAGCGTCTCTACACGAATAATTCGATCAGGAGACTGGTCAAGAATACGGACAACATCAATGTATCGGTTCAGCATAACATCCTGCGACTCAATCATCATGCTCTTTACCCCGCTTGCACACGACTCATGGGTAACAGATATACGCTTAATGGAACTGCCGTCAGCAAACTTGCCCCCGTTGTGAAACTGAAACACCAAGCAACGAGACGCACGAACAGTGACGCGCAGTTCAGTGAGGTGTTCGTGAACGCGGGTGTGGCGAATCACAGCGTGTGACTCCTCTACCCTGGCTGCTTCCTCTATTTTCTTTTCTGTCTGCTTGCGGCTACGGATCACCCCAACAACACCGATACCGACTCCCATGATCAATACACCCAAAAACTCGCCCCACACAAGCGCAAGGTCTGTTGCTGATTTGAGAAATTCGGTAATGCTGTTCATCTGAAACTGGTACTTCCTGAACTTGCCAATGCAGATCGAACCGTATTTGTAAATTGGGGATTCACCAAATTAACTGTAGAGTCCACACTCAACTGGTTGCACGGGTCATTACTTTCTGAAATTATGTTACTCATCAGATTTATAGAGGTAACCTTGTCTATAAACGACAGGGCTTCTGACATTTTAGCCGTAGCCGCGTCAACAGCACCGTTTACAGCAGAGTTTGCTGCGTCTATTTTTGAAAACACATCTTGAATTCCCCCCTGAAAAGCGGCTATTGCTTGTGAGGTAGAAGTTCCTAATTCAGGACTAAATTGGTTCAGAAGTGCTTCCATGTCAACCTGTGCTGCCACAAGTGCTTGAATAGACTGTTTACCGTCGTTCTGAATCATGTTCATGCCCACAGCAACATCAACGCCTTCTATGCCCAATGCACACTGAAATTGCCCGTATAGATTTAGACTACTAATCATTCGTGCCAACTGCTTTGGGTCTTTGTACTTTGCACACTCTTGGTCAAACTTGCTTACCGCAGCCCCCACTGCCGTTAGACGGGTTTGTGCGGCTGTTAGTGCAGGTGCTATTACACTCAATGATGATGTGCTTCCGGTGGCTTGAGACAACAGTGCTGTCACCCGTGCAGAATTTTTACCTGAAAGTGCTGCTGCTGCCGAGATTGCAGTTTCATTGGGTTTTGTTAACAAGTTTTGGAAGTCATTCAGACCAAATGTAAGAATGCTCTTTTCGCCGTTAGTTAATTTTTGTTTACACGGACACGTCATGGTTTACCCCGCAAATAGTGTTGATGAAGATGTGGGAGTGTGCCCACAACTGGCTTGACTTGCACCAGTACATATTGGAGTTCCATTCACTACAAAGTTGGAATTACCCTGTATCATTACAGCATTGTCGTGTTCTCCGTTGCCGTGATCCTCAACAGGATTGCCTTCCACCGATACAGGAAACCCATCCAAAAACAATGTTGGATTGCCCACAAGAATCAGACCGCCAGCACTGTCAATGTTGGCTCTGCATACTCCGAATCCTGGCATTAGTATGCCCCCCCGTCAATAAGATCGTTTGGTGATGGGTCTACAGTCAAAGACATGAGTGTAAATCCTGATCCAAGGTCTTCAGGAATGTATCCGTATGTACTCTTTGTATCACACACATAGAATTTGGTTCCTCTCTTTACCACATCTCCGTAATGATATGTAACATACTCCGAAGACCCTTCGGCGTACTTGCGATGCACTCCTCTGTAGTTCATGCCACCAGTCATGGATTACCTCAAGTTTACCCGCTTGGGTTTAACTACTGGTTCGCCCGAGTTTACTTCAATACGCTTACCCTGCTGCATGACTATCACGGCAGAGTCGGTCATAAATGAAATAGTCCTGCCCGAGAAGCCTATGTCTCCGTCTGTGTAGAACTCCATAGTTTTTGCGGACGCCTTTAGATCACCCTCTACTTGTAGATTTACATTAGAGTTTGCAAGAATGTCTGCGTTACCATTGATTTGAACATTCACGCCACCATTTATGGTTACATTCATTCCGCCTTCAATTACCAAATCAACGCCTGCGCCGCCAGCAATGTGAATTTTTTTGTTGCCGTACACAATTTCGTAGTCGTCTCCGACAACTCGTTGGACGCGAGTTCCATCAGGATTGTTTTGCCATCCGTTTCCTACTTCAGTAAAGGTTCCTGATTCGTGATAGTTGTGCAGTCTTTCTGCACCGGGTGTGTCGTCCACTTCCTGCACATGACCGCTCTCACTGAAACTAACATGATTGCGTGGGTAGCGTGCAGCGTACGGAGTAGGAGGCTCCGACCACGAAGACTTGGCTTTCATGTTAGGATTACTCTGCACATCTTTCTTTACCGTAGCCCTTTTCTGTGCCACAATAGTGTTTTGCATTTGAGCGGGATCAGAGTTTCGTGCAAGGCGGTTGGTGTCCTGTTCGCCAACCACAGAAACTCCTAAAGGAAACACACCAGAAGAAACAGAAGAGGTAGTAGCAGGGTACTTACCGCTTGGGTCTTGAAACCCTTCAGAAGTAATGCTTTGAGTTTGAGGTATCCCACCAAAAGATCCCATCATAACAGGATCCTGTGCTTCTTCTCCATCTCTGAAAAATCCAAACACATGAGAACCAACAAGTAGTCCGGTGGGTGACTGTCCTACTCCTGAAAGTGCAGCAGAAGTCAGCGGCTGGATTGGATACGCCCACGGTAAATCGGCGGTGGGTAGTTGTACTTTGTCCTTTACATGAAATCCAAATATACGAACTCTGCACCGACCAAGTTGTAAGGGATCGGCGGTGTCTTCCACTACACCATGCCACCACACAAATCCTTCTTTTCCTAGAAAGCCTTTCATCACACCCCCATACAGGTTTTAGATAGTTCGTATTTACAAGTGTACGCAGTTCCAAAATCGTGTCGTATAGAGGTGATTAGATAGTCTCCACCAAGATTCTTGTCCGATACAGAAGCATCAAGATGTCCATCACTTTGAATACGACTTATATCAATGGTTGCAACATCTCCCACTCGTCTGCGCGAATCACCGTATACTAGCATAGCCAGTTTGTGGGTAAGCATGGTGCCTGTATGGTGTCGGTGCTTCAAAAACAACTCTTCGTGTTGGAAGTTGTCAACTACCGAGTTTATTTGGTTGTACACTGTATACGGAGTTGAAGGCAGGTAATAGAAGGCTGCTCCGGTTTTTAAGATTTCGTTTGCATCGCCCTTTTCTTCTTTAAAGAAAGGCTCGGTTCCCATTTTTGATTTGGTTTCAAACACATCGCTTTCAAAGAACTGGCTGTTACGTTCCTGTTTACGAATCAAATCGTGAACCATCAAACGAGACGAAACCACTCCGTTTGAAATGTTTGTTGCCATGTTGAATCGTCCAAGGTCTTCAAGACCTAATATCTTGTGATATCTTGGGGGCAAAGCCGTTGCAAAAGGAACGGCGTCTACCTGATTTTCGGTCAACGCTAGATTAGGCGGCATATAGGTGTACCGCTGTCGCTTCAAAAATCCGTCTTCCATTATTCCCGCAAGGCTCTTGTAGCAGTAACCGTCAAGACTTTCATAAAAGTAGTAAGGGCTGTAGTTAGAACCACGGTCACTAAAAGCACGACCAGTCAACCAGTTTATGGCTTTGAATGGAGTGTACGACCCAGGAATAACCAAGGAGTAATTTTCCTTGCTTGACTCTATCAGTAACCTATCTTGCCACACTGAATCAGGAAAGTGTTTTTCAAAGATGGTTTGCACCATTGTTGAAGTGCTGCCTTTCAGTGAGTACCCACAGAACTGGGAGTAGTTGAGATACCCACCCACACTCATAAGATGAAGAGTATATGTTTGACTTTTACTGTTGTCCCCTATTTGGTGATTGTCTAGTTTGTACACACGAAACGATAGAGTCACAGGCTTGAAATCATTTATGTCTGACTTGAAGCGAATCTCTACCACCTCTTGTCCAGTGATTGGAAGTTTTTCTGGAAAATTGAACGAGTCTTCTATGTACAATTTTGAAGTGAGATATGGAGAAAACAAGTCTTCGTAAATCTCTACCTTCTTTACAAGTCCTCTCAAATCTAATGATCTATTACTCACCAAAGACCTGATCTCAATCAGATCCATCACATAGTCGCCTGCCTTCAGAAGTGTTGATCCAATTTGAGACTGATTGGGCATATCAGAGTCCTAGCAGGGTTTGCAGTTCCTTAAGAGCCTGACGCTTGTATCGTGGGTGTAGAATCTTGATGGTTCTCTTGTTCTCGTTTTGTTCTAGTTCATACACTGTGTTGGACAAACTGTAAATGTTTACAGAAGAACCACCGATACCCATGTAGTTTCCAATATAGGTTTCTGAAAGGTCTACCACTCCATTTGGGCTGTTGTCGTAGCACAAACCACTGGAATCAACCACGGGATACAAGTTTTCTTTACCACTGATAAAGCCACCCAAAAAGTTGTAACTATTGGTTTGTTGTGACAACGGATCAACTGTTACAGTTTCTACTGCACCACAACTACCAACAGGTCTAGTAATTTGAAAATTGTGAACCGCTAGATCATTGCGGTCAATCTTGTGAATATACACTGTATGTACACCTCCACAATTTCCAATTAGTGTTGCGTCACCAGTAGAAAAGGAGGGATTGGAAACAGTGAGTTTACAAAATTCTGGAGAGTATTCAATTACTGCATCAACTACACTACCTTGTGACAGGCTACTGCCTTGCCCAACCTTGCTATTGTAAAACCAACCAGAAGTGGAACCAGTGGTTCTGTTTGTGATATAAACCGAGTACCCTGTGTACTTTTTATTGATGTACTCCTGTAACACATCACCAGATTTACACCACCCGTGATATGGATCAACAACATCGTTGGTAAGCAGTACCAACCAGTGGTATTCTACATCACCGTAAACTCGCTCTGCAATGTGTTCTGGACGCTCTCCGTCCTTGATATCGTACTCAATGAACACAGACCTTCCAGTTTTCAGTTCTTCTGAAAGCCCAATCCTGCGTAAAAGATTGCGAACAAGAACTGTTTTTGTTTCGTTGTTTTTGCTGTTGAGTGTGTACTCAACATAGGGAAATTTAGAGAAGTACATGATCAGAATCCTCTCTCTACAATTTCGCGGGTCATGGCAGTGACTTCACTCATGGATATGGTGAGTGTCACTGCTGTTGGTGCGTTGTTTTTGAAAGACGAGAACACCGAGTTAGGAGTAAAGTCAGCAGAAATTTGGTTGATCACGCAGCGAGAAATTTTAGGAATGTACGGATTGTCTTGAAACGAACTGGTGTCTCCGTTTTTGGTGTAAGACATGAACCGTACAGTAAACTCCGCAGGCACACGAAGGTTGATTTGTGTATTAGACGGTTCGTCACCAATCACTGTCTCGTCTTTTGCTGGGTGGGCGTGATACCTGAAAGTGTTAATCAGTTCTTGTATGGCAGTAATTTCGTCCTCGTTTCGCGGATACAGTTCCCAACTAAAGGTAAAGTTCCGCATCTCCTTTTGCTTGAATAGTTTTTCTAAACGAGGATTAATCACTAGACCGCCTGCCAATCCTACAGCAGTTCCAACACCACCACCTATTTGTTGTGCTCCTGCGACTACACCTTGAGCAGCAGCATCAAGAGCAGAATCTATTCCTGATCCTGCATCCATCAATCCACGAAGAACTGCTGTTCCTCCTGTATCTTCATACACAAACATATCTTCGGTGTTTATCTTTGTGCAAAACGGAAGGTACATAGAAATCATCTGATCGTACACTGGTTGATTTTGTGCTACTTTTGCTAGTGCGGCAAGACCAGCAGCACCACCTGCTGCAACGAGTCCTGCTATGCCTGCACTCTTCAAAGCATCTTTACCCGACCCACCAGTAAGCAAACTGAATCCTGCCGCTCCGCTTGCTGCCAAAATTCCAGAAGAAGCAGCGGACTCCGCAATCGACAAATTTGCTATGGAGTTTCCCACTCTGTCTTGTACTTGCAAAGTTTCGTCGGTGTCTAGGCTGACCTTTCCTATACTGTTCAACTCTTCAAGTTTAGTCTGCTCGCTTTTGATTCGCTCTTCCAGTAGACGTTTTGCTGCTGCGGTGTCTTGTGTAAGTGCTTCATACGGTACATCTGGACCACCAAGAGCAAGACGCGAAGCAATTGTTGCAGGAACCTCTCCGCGTTCTAAACGCTCTTTCATTGCCTCCAGTTTGTTGATTTGTTCGTTGGAGTCTTCAACTGCTTTTGCTCTTTCGTCCGCAAGGTCTTTGCGTTCCCAACGCCAGTACGCTTTGAACTGCATGACGTGAGGATACTGACCACTGCTAATGTCTACAGGAAAACGTATAACCTTGGGATTAGAATACGAACCCTTTAAACCACCGTTGTCGCCTTCAAGGGCTGAAACCACTGGATCGGTGGTGTTTGTTCGTGATCCCGAAGCCAAAGCAATATTGTCGGGAGGTCTATTTGTGGACACTACCGAGGTAGGTTTAGGCGCGGTCTGAATTTGATTTGGAATGTTGTTTGCCATTTTTTGTTTCTGTGTGCATACCTATCTATATGGCATACAAGGGGATATTTAAACCGCAAAACCCTTCAAAGTACATGGGCGATCCCATGAAGATATGCTATCGCAGTATGTGGGAACGGCGGTTTATGAAGTACTGCGACACAACTCAAAATGTACTTCGCTGGGGATCAGAAGAGGTAGTTGTACCGTACTGGAGTCCAGTAGATCGTCAGCGGCATCGGTACTTTGTAGACTTTATCGTTGAGATGAAGACTCCTGAAGGGGTAAAAACTCTTCTGATCGAAATCAAGCCAAAGAAGCAGTGCAGTGAGCCAAAGAAGCGGAGCCGAGTCACACGAGGGTATATTTCAGAAGTCAAGACTTGGATGGTAAACAAAGCCAAGTGGGAAGCAGCGACCGAAGCCGCAAAGACCAAAGGGTGGGAGTTCAAGATTCTCACTGAAGACGATCTATTCAAGAAATCCAAATGAACGACGAACTGGAAAAAATACTGGAGGACACCACAAGCGAATTGGGTGGAACAGACCAATCGTATGTGGGGTTGCTTCGCTTTTTTCAAAGCAACAAAACACTGCTCATTCCCCCTCGACTACTCACAGGACAACTGGTGTTCTTTACCTACAAGCCTATCAGCGAGTCGTTCCGTAAACGCGGTGGGCACTACGACTCGTATCCACTGGTGGTTGTCACCAAATCAGGCAGAGACGGATTTGAGGGGATAAACCTACACTTCCTGTCTCCAAAGTGGAGAGAGTTCCTGTTCACCCAAATGATGGAGAATCTAGCAACCATCCCGAACAAGGAAAGGGAGGACTGGAGAACTCGATTCGTGCTAAAGGAAAACACGCTACCCAGTTCTGCTCGTTTCAGATTATACAAGCCGTGCTTCCGCCGATACCTATGGGAAGGGGTGAAGCGTAGACCTGTGATCATTCCTTTTGACTTTTGGAGTGACATTGTTCAAGCAAAACTGGAAGGTTTCAAGAGCACAGAAACCGGAACCCGTCCAAAGCGTATTCAAAGAGAAACCGTATTTGCACGCACATACAGACGATTCATAAGGGGAGACTGAATGGCATTCACACCAGGAAACATAAACAGCATGATGGACTCCATTCTTCAGAGTGGGGTTGCACACGGAAATCGTTACGAAATGATAATACTTCCGCCGAGAGAACTCACGGTGGACTTTTCGTTTTTGCAGCAACTGTCTGTACGGTGCAGTTCCATATCAATACCAAGCAAGTCTCTTGCAACCCAGTCCAATCGTCTGTACGGACCAGCACGAAACTTCCCGTTTGAGATGACGTACACAGGAGAACTAAACGCCACATTCATACTGTCTGCGGATCTACGGGAGCGGCAGTTCTTTGACGCGTGGCTTGACTACATCTGCAATCCCCAAGACTTCAAAATGGAGTACTACGACAACTATGTAACAGAAATTCAAATAAACGCACTCAACCGTGACGACGGGTTCTATCATGTTTGCACTCTTGAGGAAGCGTATCCCAAATCAGTGGGTGAAATCCAGTTGGGCTACGACAAAGACGGCGACCTTATGCAGCAGGAAGTTTCGTTCCATTTCCGAAAAATTCGATCTGATTACATTTCATACCGTTGACTAAATACAGTACATCTCCAATTTTGAGGACACCATGAATAAATTGACCCTTGCTTCATTGCCTGAATACACCATGACTCTTCCTGTTTCTGGAATGGTTGTAAAGTACCGACCGTTTGTTGTGAAAGAGGAGAAGGTTCTCCTCATGGCTTTACAGTCCAACAACCAAAACCAAATAAACGACTCCATTCGTAATGTGGTGTCTGCGTGCACAAAGAACACACTGGACACAAAGAAGATTTGCACAGCAGACACCGAATACGCGTTTCTTCAGATACGCTGCAAGTCTGTTGGTGAAGAAGTAAAGCCGCAAGTGGTCTGTGGTAAATGTGGGCAGTCCGCGTCATACAAACTGAAACTAGACGATATCAGTATTAGCGCGGTAGACAAAGAAGCCGTCAATTCGCAAATCTCTCTGAACGACAACACCACAGTAATCATGCGGTAT